TTTCAATAGCAAAATCGTTTAACGTTATGTTGATGTGCTATCTAGAAGACAAACCGCAAACATCTGAGCAGCTAATGCTGATTAGATTTTCTTTTATGGAATGTATCAAGGATTCCATCATTCATGCAAGACCGTTGAAAGTGCTAAAAAAATTGTCTACACAACCTCGTTCGAGATTTCTAATATTCATTTATCAAAGGGTGTTTAAAACATTCTCAAAAATGCAAAACTCTAGGCCTAGAATCAACACAATTGATGATGAATATATAGACTCATTAAATTTGGACAAAGAACAGAAAAAGGAAATCAGAGAAAATCCAAGAGATAACATTTCTCAGGACTCTTTTTCGGGGTTGTTTTCTTGGGTAACTGGAGAAGAGTTAAATTCTTATCAAATGGCCTTAGAAGAAAGTTACTTTGGAGTTTTACACAACAAAGAAGAAGGTGATGAGTTTCAGGGATTCTTAAAAATTTACAGTAAAATTATTAAAGAAGAACTATTAATGCCCTTTGCTGACAAAGAATCAATGGGATTTAATTCCGAAATGGACCCTCTTAAAATAAAGGATCATGAATTTAACCTCAAATATGTTCTTTGGTCTGCTGAGTTGGCTCGTTCATACTTGAATTCGCAGAATTCAGGAAGGTTTGACGAGGTTTTTGAAGCAAAATTAAATAAAGCACTCTCTTCTAAGAGCCCAGAATCAATGGCCACCCTCAAAGCTTCTGCAATAAGACCTCTGATTGACACCTGGAGCAAGGATGCCAAAATGAATAGAAGAAGACGAGTTTTAGAGGGCATTTTAGAGATGCTGTTCACGGGGAAAATGAATCATCTAGCTTTAGGAAAGTTGGATGAGGTTGTCAAAGACCTAGAAATGATTGGAGGTGTTATGGCTAACTTGTTCAAAAAATTACAGCTAGGAGGCCCTAGAGAAATCTTTGTTTTAGATATCTATTCTAGAGTGGCTATTAATTACCTTGAAACTATAGCTCGGATAATTGATGAAATGTTACCTAATGAAACTTTGACTAAAGGGGATCAGAAGATAATGAAATCAGATAATCATTACAATCAATGTTATTCAGCAAAGAAAAAGATGGGTCCAGATGCTAAGATGTTGCATTGCATAGATTCTGGTGATGCTACAACATGGTGTCAAAGGTTTGTCATGCCTGTTTTTGGTGCTCTTTTATCTAGACTCTTGCCACAAAAATTTCACAATGGAATTTTCCGAATATTAAATCTGTTAACAAAGAAAAAATTAGAGTTGCCTAAAGCACTATTATCAAAGTTTTATGACTTTCCTGACATAAAACAATTTGACGCAGGTATGAGTGAGATGAAGCAAGAGTTTTTAGGTAATAAGATTGGCAGATTGTTAAGAAAAGCACTAGGGGTTTTTCTTCACAATGAAAGTAACATGATGCAAGGCATTTTACACTTCTTATCATCTCTTTTACATGCTTGCTGCATGCTTGCTTTTGTCACGGTTGCCCAGTTAATTTTCAAATATTATCAAAATTCTCAAATGTTTGACATTGAAGACATTTTGATAATCACTTCTAAAGTCTCATCAGATGATTCTTCTTCAATTAAAAGTGTAATAGCTCGCTTGTTAAAGAAAGAGCATTACCTTTTACTAACATTGTTGTCTTATGCTAGAAGAGCTTCTTACTCGTATTTTTGCTCAGCTGAAAGCGATGAAAAATCAACTATAGGGGTCTTTTCAAATATAGAAGAGTACAATAGTATTTGGATGTTCTCAAATACAATTCAAATGCCATTAATCAAGTTTGTTTTTGCTGCTTCTACTCAGAGGGTTATAGCTGGTCTTGATTCAAGACAAAACTTAATGGCAGATCTTAGAAAGCAAATAATTGAAAATGGAGGAAGCTCAATTCTTTCTGCAATAGTTCAAGCTTGTCAAGCAAGGATACACTATATTTGCTTAGGTGCTCATGGTAGTAGATTGTTTCATCAATATTCAAGGGAATTAATAAAGAAACCTCATCCAGTTGTTGGATTTTTTGTTTTTGAACCAGAATTGTTGAACGGAGTCATGGGATATGATTTTTCTTTATATGCAATGATAAAATGCAATCCTAAAACTTCTGCAGTAGAAAGATACTTGTTAGAAAGAAGGGGGGCTGAGATAAATGAATTTGGTAAACCTTCTGTAACTCTAAGCTTATTAATTGGAAGAGGAGAAAGATACTTGAAGTTTCTTAAAAGCTTAGGTCAGCTCTATAATAACAATAGACAAGGAAGTTGGAGAGATGTGGTTGCTCAAAATCCTGAAATGCTCTTTAGACCTAGCAGGAATGTAGATGAGTCAATTTTCCACATCTACAAAAAAGCTTATACTCCTTCATCATCTGAAGCTTTTTCTTTCCAAGCAGGATCAAAAATGCATGCTTCTAGTGTCTACATATTAGGTGAGCCAGTTGTTACAACTCATGTAAGGACAACTGCTGAGTTAGAAGACGGCAGAGTAAAATATGAGACTTTTATAACAAAGCAATCCTTGCTCAAGTTTATTAGCGAAATTTTAATAGACCCTCTTGACATCTTAGGCAGAAACAAAAAACCTCCTTCTCCACCCAAAGGTCCTATAAAAGGTCCACCAAAAGGTCCAAGTGATTCAGACATGAGAGACCAACATGGTAACCCTGTTAAAGGTGATGAAAATTTACAATTCACTGTTGGACACACAACTCAAAAAGTTGATGGAGTTGAACAAAGGAAAACATTTGTTAAAGTAAAGAGAATCGAGCAAAAGAAACCCATGATTTTTTCTGAGACATCTGATTCTTCATTTGAATCACAGGAGGCATTACAAACATCAGCGTCAAATTATGAATACGAAATGAGACCAAATCCTTTTTCATTTAACCCAATGACTAGGGAAGAAAGAGAGAAAGAAAAGAAAGAAAAATTCAAAATGAAGGAAAGTGATTTACAGTTTTATAGCCCTCCCTTAAATTCAGAATTGATGTTCTTACTCTTTCCAAACTCAGAAATTTATGATTTAATAATACTTCAGTTAAATGAGTTTAAAAACAATCATTTAGCAAGTCTAAGATTTAACCGTCCGAACAGGATAGTTGAAATACCAATCCCAAAATCAAAATTGATTGCTCCATTATCTTTATGGAATGTTGTGAAGAGAAGGTGGTTCCCTGAGTTGAAAACTTTTGGTTCTGACACTGAACATGAAAACTCCTTTAATTTATACAAGAAACTTTTGCCTTGGTTAAGTGATAAGAAAGGAATAGTCGGCTTTGAAGAAACTTTAAACTCTAGTCCATTTAGAGATGCTGTTTCTTTGGCTGACTTTGCAATTGCTATAGCTCCAGGAATGCGTCATGCCAAAATATTAGGACCTTTACAAAAGGGTCTTCCTATGATGGAAATTTTAAAAGCTTTCTCCACTAAGTGCTTTATGAGTGGTTTTGAATTACTAAAACCTGGTGGAAGGAAAACTAAAACAAGTGCTCTGAAAGTTAATAGCTTGGCTTCAAATCTGTTAGTTTTGAGTCAAACACCTGGTTTGACAAAAGAAAAAATGATTGAAAATGTGGGAGCGTATTTAAGAAGTGGAGACTTAATTGTAGAAAAATTTTCAGAAGGTCTGGATGTAATAACAGGGCAATTGGCAAGTGTTTCTAAGAGAGAAGCCATTTTAGCTTTATTCCAATTATTTGCTTTGGGCCAAGATATTGCTCCTTTAATACCCTTAGCAAAGAGAGGAACAACAGGTTATTTTAACATAAGACAAAAAACCAGGAGACGAGCAGTTAGTGATAATAATAACGAAGATGAAGAAAAAGTTGAATATTATGATTATGGAGAGTTCATAGGTCATATGGATGGCAGACCCTTCAAAATTTATTTTAAAGACGAGTTTGTGACAGGCTTTGTAATGAAGAGGGCTGATCAGATTTATTTCATAAAACATATAAAAGAAATTTATAAGTTGTTAAATGAAATATTCTCAGGTAAACCAAGAACATCTTTTGACGCTACTTTTTGGATTAACTTACAGGATTCGAAGTACATCCAAAAAGCAGAAGGTCACATGAATCTTTTAAATATTTATGTGCAAGATGCTTTAAATGTTCCAATAACGCCTCCCAAAATGAAGTTAGATGTTTCATTCACCAACACTCCAAAACTAGTTGCAAAAACAGAAAGAGGAACAGAAATCACTGTCTTGTCTTTGGATCTAAGTCCATGGAGATTCAACAGCACAGAAATTCAAGTACCTACTGCAATTGCTCACAATTTGGGATTATCAAAAGATTTTTATTCTCCTCTTATTCAGAGCTGGCTAGAGTATGAATCAATGTCTCTTGAGAATTTTAGCACATTTATCCAAAGATTAATGAGAGATTTTAATGCACCAATTAAGAAAAGAGAAATAAAGCCAAGAGGAAGAAAGGCTTATTCAATTGACGACAACGAGGAGAGAAGAAAAAGAGCAGCAAAAACAAAGTCATTTCTTCAAAAAGCCATCAAGAATAGAGTCATTTTAATGGGGTATCGTGCAGAGAACGACATGAATTATATGTCTAAGAATGTAGATCCCTCTGAAGCTTATACTTTAGATGACACTCAGTTAACAGAAATAATGGCTGAAATGAGTGAACTGACAAGGCTTGATTTTGAAACAATTGAGGTTTCAGAAGATGTCTACTTAGAATTAGGATTCTCCTTCAATTTTGAAATAGACGAAGAAAGGATAGCTACAGATTCAAGATTTTTTGAAATAACTAGGCTGGATAGATTCACCATCAAAAATGACATTTCTCATATTCACCCACTATTTGACAAAGTTATTGACATAATTTTAAAAGAAAACTCAAAGTCATATTTTTTAGGTAACTTGGTGCTTGGCAGTTACAAAATAGATGT